GCAAGCTGATGTTTTCGGCGCTGCGGTTGAACCACGAATTCACTGCGCTTGGGCTTATACCGCAGTCTTGCGCCAATTTTCGACGGGATATCCCTTTTGCTTGCATAAGTGCCTGTAAATTGTCAAGAAATGCCATGTCATTTTTCACCACCTTTCGCCTTGAAACCTTGTTGTTCCAATGGTTTACGCAGATTATAGTACCATGTATCAGTTTCACTGTAAACACAAAAGTGTGCGGCAAATGAAGGAAATTTATCGCGACATGCTAAAAAGTGGTTGCAAATTGAAAAATATGGGTGTACACTGTTTTACAGCAGGTGGGCACAAAAGTGCTCATCGTGAACACATTAGGAGGTGAACACATGTATAGGAATCTCAAGGCTGAAATCGCTCGTACCGGCATGACAAGCGAAGACTGCGCTGCAGCAATCGGCAAAAGCGTCCCAACCTACTACCGTCTCATCAACGGCGCACAGGATTGGACGCTCAAGGAGATGCTGGACATTTCCGCCGAAATCGCAAGACGGCACGGGCACAGCAACCTCGACTACCTTTTCAACAATGGAACGGCAGAAGCCATCGCCTGAGCATCTTAAAGCTCTGTACGATTTGATTAACGAAATCATGCCGAACAAGGACGTATATTATACGCCCGAGGAATTGGAAGAACTCAAAACCACTAAGAAAGGAAACATATCATGGGTATGAGTATTTACGACATCGATTCAGCCATTACTGCGCTAATCGACAATGAGACTGGTGAAGTGTCCGACGAGGAAGCCTTCGACGCACTCCAAATGGAACGTGATAAGAAGGTGGAGAATATCGGGCTGTTTTATAAGGATTGTGTCGCTGAGGCTAAGGCTATCAAGGAAGAGGAAGCGAGCCTAGCGGCGCGACGCAAGAGCGTGGAGAATAAAGCGGAGCGCTTGAAGCACTTGCTGGAGTATGCGCTGAATGGCGGAAAATTCAGCTCCCCGCGCTTGAAGGTCAGTTACCGTAAATCGGCTACTGTGGAGCTTAAGGATGGCTTTGCGAAGTGGGCTGAGGAACACGCCGATGACCTACTGACCTACAGCGAGCCGAAACCGAATAAGACGGCTATCAAGGCGGCTATCAAGGACGGCAGAGTGCCCGCCGATATGGCGACAATCGAAACGCACGAAAACATCAGCATTAAGTGAGGTTTGTGATGGGTAAAATCAATCAGCAGCTACGTGAAGTGCAGCAGAAGCTCAAAGCACCAAAAGGTCAGGTCAACAGCTTCGGGCATTACAACTACAGGTCGTGCGAGGATATCCTTGAAGCCGTGAAACCGCTCTTGGGCGAGCAGGGCTTGACGCTGGTCATCACCGATGGCATCATGCAAATCGGCGAGCGAATCTACATCAGCGCTACCGCGAAGGTGACGAACGATGATGGGGAATTCGTGGAGAACACTGCATTCGCTCGTGAGCCTGAAGAGAAGCGCGGCATGGATGCAAGCCAAATCACCGGCACGGCAAGCTCATATGCTAGGAAATATGCGCTTAATGGCTTGTTTGCCATCGACGATACGAAGGATGCGGATACGGATGAGTACCAGCGCAGGACACAATCCAAGCCGATTATCTGCGAGGAGTGCGGGAATCCAGTCAAGTCGCAGAAGCGTGCTGGTGGCGGCAGCATGTCGCCTGAGCAGGTGGCTAAATGGATTCGAGGCAAGACAGGACGCACACTATGCGGAGACTGCTACAAGAAACACATGAATGAGGGGAATGGTCAATAATGGAAGATTACAAGGACACACAATTTATCACGATATCAATCCAAGATTATACGGATTTGCTTAGTGCTAAAGCTGATTTGGCGATGATTAAGGACATGCTCAAGGCTAGTGCAATGCTGAGCCTCGACGCGACCAGACTGGTCATCGGACATGATACAGCAGACACGATTTTAAAATACATCCTCAAAGATGGTTATGCAGCGACTGTAAAAGCGTTGCGCGAAGAAAGGAAATAACAATGGCAGACATCAATAATTGCACCTTCACTGGACGCTTGGGCAGTGACGTGGAGCTGAAGCAGACGAACAGCGGCAAGTCAGTCGCACGATTCCGACTCGCTGTCAACGGATTCAAAAAGGATGATACTTCGTGGCTGGATTTCGAGGCTTGGGGCAAGACAGCCGAAGCCATCGCCAGATACCGGCACAAGGGAGATGAGGTCGGCTTGACGGCGCATGCCGTTGTTGACCAGTGGGAGAAGGACGGAGTCAAGCACTCGCGAGTGAAATTCGTGGTGGATAGTCTGCCGCTCAATGCCGGGAGCTGTAAGCACCAGCAGCAAGGACAACAGCAGGGGAACTTCAATGCGTCGAATGACCCATATGGGGATTTCGAGCCTGAATTCTGACGATTTTGGTCGGCATTAAATGGCGGGAGTGGTGAATACTCAAAGCCGCTTCCGCCATTTGCCGAAGACAAGACTGTAATGGAGGTATTGGACAATGGCTGAAACACAAACATCGATGCTGCTCAAACATTTGAAGCAGCACGGCAGTATCACGAGCATGGAAGCCTTCGAGCTTTACGGAATCACGCGATTGAGCGCGAAGATTTTCTGCCTCCGCGAGCAAGGCTACAATATCCAGACCAAGAGCGAGACTTGCACAAACCGATACGGGAGGAAGGTCGCTTATGCACGTTACGAATTCGAAGGAGACAAGGATGAAGATTAAACTTGATGCCGGAGCATACATGCCGGAGCGGGCACACGCCACTGATGCCGGTTTTGATTTGCGCACTCCGGTCACTGTGGCACTCATGCCGCATGATGCGGTGGTCATTGACACGGGAGTGCATGTGCAGCTGCCGCCGAATACCGTGGGGATGCTCAAAAGCAAATCAGGATTGAATGTCAAGTATGGGATTACCGGCGAAGGTGTGATTGACGTGGGGTACACTGGCTCTATCAAGGTCAAACTCTACAACCACACACCATATCCGTATGTTTTCAAGGTGGGGGATAAGGTCACGCAGCTTGTAATCCTGCCGCTCGCCTACATTGATGGGCTTGAGCAGGTGTCTGAGCTTGACGATTCGGAGCGTGGCGATGGCGGCTTCGGAAGCACAGGGAGGTGACTGGTATGCCCAGCAAATATCATGCGCGGAAAACAGTGGTTGATGGCATTACGTTTGACAGCAAGCGGGAAGCCAAAAGGTATGGCGAGTTGAAGCTCTTGGAGCGTGATGGGGAGATTCGTGATTTGCAGAGGCAAGTCCGGTATGAGTTGATTCCGGCTTTCGAGTGTGGAGGCAAGCGATACCGTCCGATGAGCTACATCGCCGATTTCGTCTACATTGACACGTCTACCGACAGCAAGGTCGTTGAGGATTGCAAGGGGTATCGTACTCCGGAGTACCGGCTCAAGGCTAAGCTCTTCGCCTATAAATTCGGCGTGTCTATCCTTGAGACGTGATAATATAGATATAACGCCATGTTGAGTGTTGCCCCACTTGCGTGGAGTGATAACTCAACATGCATATCCCATTGATTGTTACCGGGGGCAAACGGTAATAGTCAGTGGGATAATTTTTTACCTAGGAGAATACAAATGAGTGTTTTCAGAGTAAACAAGACAAAAGATTACACAGTTATGAGTAATCATCACTTGAGGGATAACGCACTGTCTCTCAAGGCTAAGGGCTTGCTGTCGATGATGCTTGCATTGCCCGACGATTGGGATTATTCCGTGAATGGGCTTGTGGCGATTTGCAAGGAAGACGTGCGTGCAGTCAAGTCTGCGCTCGCTGAGCTTAAGGAGCAAGGCTACCTTGTGGTCACTAAGCTGTATCCGAATGGCGAGCGCAAGCGTATCGAATACGTGTATGACATTTTCGAGAAGCCACAAGATGCACATAATCAAGAGGTACATAGTCAAGAGGTACAAAATGTACCTCTACATAATGTAGATGTACGAAACGCTACACAATTAAATACTGAAGAATCAAATACTGAAGAATCAAATACTAATAACAAAAAGAAAGAAAGGAAGAGCAATAGCTTCGATGCGATTATCGATGCTTATACGGATAATCCATCGACTAGGGAGCTTCTGGGAGAGTGGCTGCAAAACCGTAAGGCTAAGCGCTCAGCCATGACCGATAACGCCATCAAGCGCAATATCGACAAGCTGGACGAATACGCGAGAGAAAGCCGAATGAGCGTTGACGATTACCTTATTGAAGTAATTCGTCGTGGCTGGACTGCTTTCTTCCCGATTAACAACTACCGGCAACAGCAAGCGCAGACGCTCCCACCTGAACGCAGGAACACGACTGAAGAACGCGACAACGTGGCAGCACTTATGGCAACACTCAAAGTCTGAAAGGAATGAGGAAATATGGAACTGGGAAACATCATTAGCGGAATCTCGGCTCGCGCCGAAGCACAGTACGGCAAGCATGAGGGAGACTACATCGGAGACGATGGACTGCTCTACTGCGGCCAATGCCATACGCCGAAGCAGGTGAGGCAGGAGCTTATGGGCGAAATGAAGACGCTCTGCTGCGCTTGCAAATGCAGTGTCGAGCGCAACAAGCGCGAAGCCGAAGAGCAGCGTAAACGAGACCGCATTGCTTATCTTGACAGTATGCGACGCACAGGCTTTCCCGATGCGGAAATGCGCAAGTGGACTTTCGCCAACGATGATGGTGGTAGCGCGCGCATGATGGAAGTCGCGCGGAAGTACGTGGATAATTTCGAGACCATGCGGAGCAATGGTGCCGGTCTGCTGCTGTATGGTGATGTCGGCTGTGGCAAGAGCTTTGCTGCGGCGTGCATCGCCAACGCTCTGATTGACCGTGGCATTCCTTGCATGATGACCAATTTCAGCCGCATCATCAACCGCCTACAGGAGAGCTTCGACGGACGGCAGAAGTACATTGATAATCTCAGCCGATTCGACCTGCTGGTGATTGATGACATGGCTGTGGAGCGTAACAGCGAGTACGTGTGGGAGAACATCATGAACATCATTGACAGCCGCTATCGTAGTGGTTTGCCGATGATTGTCACGACGAATCTCACTATCAACGAGCTGGCAGACCCAACGGATATACGACGCAAGCGCGTGTATAGCCGTCTGAAGGAGATGTGTGTTCCACTTGAAGTGACAGGCAGTGACCGGCGCACGAAGAAGCTGGAACATAATATCAGGAATGCGCGGGAGCTGCTTGGCATATGACGGAGCGTGACTTGGCTCAGGCTCGACACTTGAAAGCAGAGAGTGAGAGTATGCGCTCGCTGATTAGTGCGGAGCTTGAGCCATCATGCCGCCGATTACTGATTGAGCATCTGGAGAGTGTGGAGCGGCAGCGGTTCGACTTGATGGCGTGGATTATCTCAATCCCTGACGATAAAGTGCGGCTAATCTGCATCATGCGCTTCTTGGAGGGCAAGAGCTGGGAGACGATAGCGCGGCGGCTCCATTATGAGCGCACGTCACCGGCTAAGATTCTCCGCAGGTGGCTGGAGCGTGTATAATGAGTGTTGACACAGCGTGAACGCCTCTACGATATGCGAACCAGTCACGCTGGCGGTAGGGCACCAACCGTGCTTGGGGCACTGGCGATGTGGTGTAAGTCGAGAGAGAACCGGTTTCTTGGCGGATGCTATGTGAGATGGCTCATTGAGCTATGTGAGATGGCATGTTGGCGACACGACCTATAGGCGTGCCGCCTTTTCTTTTCTTCGGCGTGTCGTTTTCAGATAGGTGTATAGTTATAGGTATCAGCAAACGAACACAGTCCATCGGTTCCCCACAGGGGGGAGCCACTGAGTGGCTAGGAGGTCACTATGTTCGTTGCCGATTCTTCCATTACCCGCGACGGCTTCTACCGCATCTGCACCAAGTGTGGGCATGATGTCGGACTGAGCACCGATAGCCTTGGATTCTGCATGCTCTATGTGCTCACGCCATGCTGTGGCGCAGCTTGCAAGCTGACAGGCGACAGCAAGGACACTTTCGCCAATGTGTGCAAGGCTTGCTATCGTCGCATGCCTGACGATTTCGGCGAGGGAGACCTTGTTGACCAGCTTCGCGTCGCTGGGTGTGATACGCCGGATGAGTGCGCAGAGCATGTGCTCGATATCGCGCGAGTGCTGATTGACAGGTTCGCTCGCTGAGTGTATAGGCGGCATGGCTTCGGCTATGCCGCTTTTCTTCCGCCTATCGGCGTGTCGTTTCTAGATAGGTGTATAGTAATAGATATCAAGTAAGGAACCAACCGAAAGGGGCATGCCATGAAGAAGGCAACATTCGTTAGGAAATACTACGGGAGCGGATACGACGCGCACATGGTCTATCTCGACTACGAGTATCGCGGGCACGAATACACAGTGTGTGAGAATCGGGCGCGAGGCAACGCGCCTCTCTCTTGGCAGCACCGCAGTGAACAAGACCGGATAGACAGATTGGTAGAGCAGGAGGAGCGGGATAAGAACGCGGAGCATGAGCCTTATAGTTACGAGGATTCCGCGGATTATGCCATCGACCAGTTTTTTAACGAACTCGACCAGTTGTGAGCCGCCCGCCTATCGGCGTGTCGTTTCTAGATAGGTGTATAGTTAAAAGACAGCAGCAAGGGAAACGCCCAAGCACCAACCGAAAGGACAAACCAAAATGAAGACCATCGACATCAAGGACATCGAAGTCAAGTTCAACGAATACGGCGACGCAAGCCGCATCACCTTCCAAAACAAGAACGGAGAAAAGTGCGGCTACCTCGACATCGGCTATGAAGAAGGCTTCATGACTGAAGCTGAAGCAATGGAAATCGAAGGCGGCGAGTGGATTGACTGCTTCGATGACATCTACGGCGAGGACGAGAAGACTTGGGAAGCGGAAGCCAACAAGCAACTCGAATACCTCGGCGTGAAGCTCGGCGCATTCCACGACGAGCCAAACGACCACGGCTATTACAGCGGCTACTACGAGCTGGAATCCCTCTGAATCTTAGCGGCGGCGGCAACCGCACAACCCGCCGATTCAACTCGAAAGGCGTGGGCATGGATAACAAGACTCTATCGGCAAAACTTAGGAAACTAAGCAAAATGGAATATTGGGACGAAACACACACTAACCGTGTGACGTTCGGGTATTTTCGCAAACACTTGTTACATAATCAATACTCATTGCCGTATAAGCATTGGAAGCTTTACGATGAAGTGAACCAAGAGATAGGATACCGCGAAATAATGCATATCCCTCTAACCGAAAAACAACACGCCATGTGGGAAAACTAGCCATGTATCAACCGGAAAGGAACACGCAATGACTGCGAACAATCCCGTTATAGGCGTAACCGACAAGCCACTCGGCTCGCTTGACCTCTATTATCCGAATGGCGCATGGGATATCGTCCCACGTATCGACGGCAACAATGAAGCGGAATGGGAAAAGGACGCTAACGCACGACTTGCCGCATATGACCTACAGCTTGGCGAAATCATCGAAGATGACACCACGCATAGGGCATACGAGCTGACACCAATCCAACAGGAATTCTAAGAGAGGAACCACCATGATGCTCACACCAAAAGAAGTGAGAGCCGCAAAACTCACCGTCCACCGATTCCGCGAAGGCTACGATACCGATGAAGTGGACGACCTGCTGGACGCTTGCGCCGACACCATCGAAACACTCACAAAAGTACTCGAATCAATCGTTGTAGCGAAAGGAAACACCAATGATTAAGACTAGTGCGTGGCAATGGCTGGGCAATCTCAGCGAATATATACAATCCATCGGCAAGAAGGTGTGCCGCATTTATTCAGGCGAGATTGTTGGAGCGTCATTCTACGATGACGAGAAAGACGAGATACGCAAAACCCCACGCCTATATATCGACATGGACGAGGATATCCCGGTGGGGCATTATCGCGTCTATATTGTCGAAGTCACCGCAAACGAGGAAGGAAACACCAATGATTAAGGTAAATACTAGCCGCTGGTATGACGTGGAGTGCGACGGCAGAGAATGCGAGCGGCTGGCAAGCACGGACTATGGGCATTGCCTAGGCTGGGCAACGCCGACACAAGCGGTCAATGCGGCACTGGAAGCCGGTTGGGAGCCACGCGAAGAGGACGGCCTCGAACACATGTATTGCCACTGGTGCAGGAAGGACACGAAATGATTGAGACGAATATCAGCCGCTGGTATGACGTGGAATGCGACAGATACGGTTGCGACCGGCTGGCAAGCTGGGATTGCAGTCTCTGCTTAGGCTGGGCGAGGGCGACACTAGCAATCGACGCGGCACTGGAAGCCGGTTGGGAGCGGCGCGAAGAAAACGGAATCGAGCATATGTATTGCCCAGAACACAAGCAGGGAGGGCAAGTAAAATGATTGAAGCTAAAGCCATCTACCGAGTATCATGCGACGACTGCCTCCGAATGAAGCGAGTCGATACTGCATCCATCGAGTTTGCACTAGCCGCACTCAAACAGGCGGGGTGGAAAGTCGCTTACGACGGGAAACTGCTTAAGACAATTTGCCCCAGTTGCGCGGAGAGGAAGAAAGCCTGATGTGTGAGAGCAATGACGTGGAATCCATGAGCATTGACCTTGACGATGCAGAGACGATGGCGCTCATCGAGGAGATGCGGAATGCTGAGCCTAGCGCGGAAGTCAAGCGCAAAATCCGTGAGTCCCAATACCAACGGCAACATGTCAAGGAGAGGAGCGAACGCAACCGGCGCTGGCGGGAAGAGCACGCTGAGCAATTCGCGGCATGGCAACACGAGTATTACCAGCGGCCGGAAGTGCGGGAACGAAAAAATGAAGCTGCACGAGCACGATACCACAGCAACCCGGAGTGGAAGGAAAGGACGCTTGCCAAGCAACGTGAACGCTATCACGCGATGACCGACGAGCAGCGTGAGGAGTATCGGCGGAAGCAGAGGGAACGGTATCAAAAGCGCAAGGCTAAGAAGGCAAAGCTTGAAGCCAAGCGCAAGCGGACGCGTGAGTACAAGCGCAAGGTTATGGCGGCGTGGACTCCGGAGCAGCGCGAGGAACATAACCGCAAGCAACGTGAACGCAGGCGACGGAAGGCGATGGAAAGTAAGGCGGCTGAGAATGAGTGAAGCGAAGGCACGGAGGAATGACCCGGAGACGAGCCAAGAGGCTGCGGAAACCGTCAATGTGTCGCGAGACCGGCGAGCCGTACTCTTCACGCTTTATATGGAGGGTGAAGCAACTGATGACGAGATTCTTGCGGAGCTTGAGCATCCGACTTTCGATGACGAGCATATGCCGCATGGTACGGCGCAGTCGCTTCGGAGCCGTCGTGCCGAGCTTATGCGCGAGGGGCTTGTGGGGCTTGTGACGTATGACGATGGTACGCCGGTTTATGGCAGGACGGCTTACGGGAGGCGGTGCCGTGTGTATCGGTTGACGCAAGCGGGGCATGAGTTGGCGCGAGCGATATTCTGAGAGAGTGCCGTGGCTTCGGTTGCGGCACTTTTCTTTTATCGGCGTGTCGTTTTTTAATAGGTGTATAGTAATAGTTACCGGCAAGGGAACAGCCCAAGCCACCGACCGAAAGGAAACATCATGACCACCGAAATCAAGACCAGCAAGAACGGCAACTTCAAGCTCATGGTAGAAAACATCGATGACAAGAGCAGCTACTTCGTTACGCAAACCTCCTACCAGCGCATCGGCGTCCGAGTGAACACTTATTCGCTGACGGGCGGTAAGAAGCGCTTCAGCATCGATGCTTCACTCAACACCGACAACCCGGGCGAGATTCGCGAAATGGCGTCCTGCATGCTCGAAGCCGCGGACTTCGTAGACGAAATCAACGCCATCGTCAACGCTTAGCGACATACTGCGGCGGCGGCAACCGCACAACCCGCCAACCGAAAGGAAACACCATGAACACCGACACCAACCTCATGCAAAACATCGACGCACTGTGGAACACCACGGAAGCCATGCTCGTCGGGCACGGAGAAGGCTTCGATGAACCGATTGACCGAGACCAAGCGGTGGACGAAGACGGCAAAGCCATCTACAAGTCTTACACACTCTCCCTCGACCTCGGCGGCGAGTATTTCGACCCGCGCATTATCGCCATCAGATTCAGCGCGGAGGACATGGAGGCATACGCGAGGAATTGGTGAATACAATGGGCGGCACCAACACTGCCGACCGCCACCATTGAAGGAGAAAACTGTGAAAGCGAATTTTACCGGCGTTACCTCAGCGCGAATGCCAACTGAAAACCGGAGCGAATGGAAGCGGCGCGACGAAGCACGAAAACGCGAAATCGCCCACGCCGAAGACACCAAACGCACAGCAAACCTAATCGTAAGCGCAATGGCAAGCGAAATAGCAGAACTGCGGAAACGGAAACCCATGATGGTCGGTCTTGAGCCGTGGGAAGCATGGCTAATCCTAAGCAAGGGCGGCATGGTATGGGCGACAATCGGCAGGAAGCGTGAGCGATGCTGGCTCACCAAAGCGAAGGAAATGTATATCGGCAATATCCCCGCACGACTGGCTGGTGAAGCCGAGTATGAGACTGAAATCTATTTTACGGAGGAATAAATGACTGTACTGCAAATAATCTGTGCATACGCGATTTTGGTTATGTTTGTTCCGCTCATGATATCCATTGTCGGTATTCTCGCGTTTATCAATAAAGCCGAGTACAGGAAAGCGGTTTACATGACCATTGTCAGTGTTGCGCTTACTATCATCATATTTGCATTGATATTATCCGTGTTTTAAGGAGGGAATTATCGTGAGCGATAATGTTGACCACCCGGCGCATTATGCCGGGCATGATGGCGTTAATTTCGAGTGTATCGAACTGACGCAATTTCAAAACTTCTGCGTTGGGAATGCGATAAAGTATCTTTGGCGTTTTCGCTCAAAAGATAAGCCGCTGGAGGACTTGCGGAAGGCGCGATGGTATGCCCGGCGTGCATCAATGCTAGGTGAAGTCGTGCTCCACGCTGCAGGCTCATGCGACCGCATACTCCGCGCATTGTACGAATCTACTACCGGTTTTGAGTGTGTCGCGTGGCACGGCTTTTACACTAGGGACTGGCACATGGTCATCGAAGCTCTTGACCGCATGATTGAAATGCTTAAAGATGGAGAGTAAGCACAAGGCGATGAAATACCCGCTAGATAGGAAATCGAAGACTTACATGATTGCCGTGCATTATCTTTTCGACTTGCATCTTTCACCTGTGAAGGTCGCGCACGTTCTGGGCGTGGATATTGGATATGCGTGTGCCGTGTTCGTAGAAGAATCGCGTTATCGTGATTGACGATTCTTCGGCGTGTCGCTCCCATGATAGGTGTATAGTAAGAATTACAAACAAGGAAACCCCAGAGAAAGGAACCTAGAAATGACCACCGAAATCAACTACCAGACCGCCACCGAATGGCTTGAGACCCACTACAAGGACGTGCCCGGCATCTGGGAGCAATTCGACCTCGAAGTCGCGGCAATCTCCCTCACAGAGAACGCCCTCGCCATCGATTATGACAGCTTCGACGACTTCAGCAGGCTCGACCTGATGTGCATCATGGCAGACAGCCGCATGTGACCATCACATAGGAAGGCAAGAATAATGGCAACTAACGTAACCGAAAAAGACAAGACACTCAACGAAATCATCTCATACTGCGAAAAGAAGATGAACGACATCAGTCACGACCTCGACATCATCGCAGAGCACTTAGACGTCAGCGACACTGTTTACTGCCAATTGCAGGGGCAGGTGGACGCATACGAGGATGTCGCGCTCAAATGCATCAACACGTTCGGACACACGAAAGAAGGCGATACCAATGGCGACCAACGTGACTGAGAAGGACAAGACACTCAAGCAGGTCATCGGCTGGACAAAAATCCACATTCAATTGATGGACGTGACAGTCAAGGCAGGTACGTACAAGCGTCCTCTGTCGTGGTACGACGGATATTCAGCCGCATTGTTTGATGTCGCCGCACACTGCAAAGCCATGCTCGGCTATGGCGGCTCCATGCCCACGGAAGTACCTAATCAAGCGGAGGACGCAAAATGAAACAAGAATACGATGTAATCAACGATGAATCAAAAGTCAGCATTGTCGTAGGGGTCGCGTTACGCGAAGGCAACCAAGTGATTCCTGAGACATTCAACCCGGTGGCGCTCACAAAATTCGAACATATTATCGGTAATAAAGGCGCGATGAGCGTGCATATCAAGCCGCAACCACCAAGCGCATACAGTGTCATAGCCGAATATCTTAGAGTGATTGCTGACGATTTGGAGAAAGAAGCGAAGGACGCGAAATGACAGCAAAGGAAATCACGTTTACCGGGACGCTTGAAGAGGTAAACAGAGCATGGCATGAGCAACGCGATAAAGGCGTAGGCGGCTCAGACGTGGGCGTAATCATGGGCGTAAACCACTGGAAAACAATAGACCAACTATGGACAGAAAAAACAGGGCGTGTAAAGCCAGAAGATATCAGCCATAAGCCTTGCGTAATCCTCGGCAATGCGCTCGAACCTGCACTACGCAAAGAATATGCCTATCGACACCCTGACGTGCAAGTGGAGGAGCCACTGTACATGCTCCAAGACGAAGCGAAACCGTGGCGGCAAGCATCACTCGACGGCATTATCACATGCGCGGACGGTATAAAGGAAGTGCTGGAAATCAAGACAGTCGGCGGCTTCAATGTGGCTCCGTGGAATCTTGGCGGCGTGCCCGAAAGCTATGCGTGCCAAGTGCTCCATTATATGGCGGTGTCAGGCTTCCGGCGAGCGCAACTGATTGCCATGATAGGCAACAGCGATATCATCGAGCGTACCATAGAACGCGACGAATACCTGATTAACCTGATTGAGAGCGAAGTCGATGAATTCTGGGATAGCGTACAGAAGGACAAGCAACCACTGAGACGCAACCCTACCGATGATTTCCTCGAACGCCTGCATAATATCTGCTATGACCCGGACGAAATCCCGCTATTTTAAGAGGTAAAAACAATGAAAAAAGTGTTGAAAGACATGATAATCAGCTGGCATGAAAAAGGCTATAACATCACCGAAATAACTCCACTCTTACCACAATGCAACCCGCAGGAAATCATGCTGATAATCAACGAATACGAGAAAGCGAAGAAGGCGGATGCTTGACACCATATTCGCAATCATCATAATCGCTGCAGCAATCATCATCGCATATCTAGGGAGATAATCATGGGTAAGAATCACACGAAAAACGCGGCACGATACCACAAGAAAAACGGCAAGCAGTATCATCTTTGGCTTCACCGCGAGAATGACGCGGACATCATCAAGCGCTTGGATAGCGTGGAAAACAAGCAAGGATACATCAAAGCGCTAATCCGCTACGATATCAAACGTGGTCATCAAGAATAAAGGAAGGGCACGACCAAAAAGCCGTGCCCTTCACTCAAACCAATCGAAAGGAATACCCACAAAATGAGTACAAGCTAATTGTACCACACGAATTGTCCCGAAAATCCCGCGTCAATCACGATATAATCACCATAGAGAAATTGCGAGTGGTTAGAGGCTGAAAAATGGGTTTATCGACGGAAGTTATCGTGGCAATCGTGACCAGCGGGTGCGCGGCAGTGTCTAGCATATTTGTAGCAATCATCACCTATATCGGCAACAATCGCACGAAACAACGCGACACGCAAGACGCACAATACCGCGCACAACAGGCTATAATCGACGCTAAACGAGACCAGCAACACGTTGAACGGCAATACCTCTACGACGCTTTACTCCGAGGACTTGACGCAAGCCTAGCCGCCAACGAGATAAGCCTCATAGCCTTGAACCACGGACACCTTAACGGAAACGTGGAAGCCGCCATGAACAAAGTACACAAAGCTCAAGCCAATCTCGACGCGGCAACAAGCAAAGCAATCACACACCTGACCGAAGTAGACTAGAAACAAAAGAAAGGAAACGCCATGACAAGCATCACCATTACAATCATCATCTGCGTGACACTAATTATCATCGCGGCAATCAGCAAATACTAACCGGGGGAAAACACATGGACGATAAAACCTATATCCTGTCAAGCAAAGCATACGATATCCTCAAATGGCTAGGCTTAATCGCATTCCCAGCACTCGCCACGTTTATCGGCGTATTGGGCAGCGTATGGCACTGGGCAGACACCGACGCAATCGTGGCAACCATCAATGCCATCGGCGTACTCATCGGCGCACTCATCGGAGTAAGCCACGCCACAGCAAAACCCGAAAACACAACCAAATAAGCAACGAGCCTATGACACCGCAACACGCAGGACATAGGCTCAACCATAACCACGGAGGAACAACACCATGCTCAAAGCATGCGGCTACTGCGGACACATACACAAAATAGACGAAACATGCCCCAAAAAACCACCCAAACACTACAAAAAAACCGACACAGACAAACTACGCAACACATACCGATGGCAACACAAACGCGAACAAATCAAACAAGACGCACACTACCTATGCGAAGTATGCAAAGACCAAGGACACATAACCAACAAAGGACTAGAAGTACACCACATTGTCAAACTCAACCAAGCACCAGACCTACTAACCGATGACGATAACTTAATCTGCCTATGCGTACCACACCACAAGCAAGCAGACGCAGGAGAGATAGACGCAATCTATTTGAAGCAACTCGCGCAAAAACGACACGCCGAAAATTGACAAACTATCCCCCCGGAGGTAAGGCACTCGGAAAAACAAGCCCAACCTACACCAACCGCCCCTCAGAACACACCAGATAGATGGGACACGTTCTTTTTTTGGAAAAACCGCCGATAATGCGCTGAAAACCGGTGATACGCTTGGGAAAAGCGCGATAACGCTCGTAAAAAGTTCAGACGCCCAATAATCGATGCAGAAAGGATTGATATTCATGCACAAACTGAAAGTGGAATACAGGAATGTAGCGGATTTGAACCCGTATGCTAATAATCCGCGGCTTAATGATGGTGCGGTGGACGCTGTAGCCGCAAGCATCAAGGAATTTGGTTTCAAGGTGCCTATTGTCGTGGATTCTGATGGCGTGATAGTCACAGGTCACACGAGATTGAAGGCGGCTAAGAAACTCGGCCTCGATACTGTCCCCGTAATTGTTGCTGACGATTTGACACCTGAACAGGTGAAGGCGTTCCGGCTTGCGGACAACAAGACTGGCGAACTCGCACAGTGGGACTTAGCCAAGCTGGAGATTGAGCTTGATGGTATTGATGAAATCGACATGGGTGAGTTCGGGTTTGATGATGTTGATTTCGGAGACCTTGATTCCGATAGTGACTTGGCTGGGAGTGGCGAAGACGAGGATGTTCCAGAACCGCCAGTTGAACCAGTGACGAAGCTTGGCGATGTGTACAGGCTCGGCAACCATATCTTGATGTGTGGTGACAGCACGAAACCAGATGATGTTCGCAAGCTCATGCAGGCAGGAGGCGGCGAGAGAGCCGCGCTCCTTATCACCGACCCGCCTTACAACGTCGATTACACTGGCAAGAGCGCCAAGGCGATGAAAATCGAGAACGACAGCATGGACACCAGTGCCTTCCATGATTTCCTCCTTGCAGCGTTTGCCAATGCCTACGACGCGATGGCTGACGGGGCGGCATTCTATGTCTGGTATGCGAGCTGGGAGGTCGTGAATTTCGCAACCGCCATCGAGGACGCTGGGCTTACAGTCAAGCAGGAGCTGATTTGGAATAAGAACTCGCTCGTCATGGGACGGCAGGATTACCAGTGGAAGCATGAGCCGTGCCTTTACGGTTGGAAGGAGACTGGAACCCATAACTGGTATGGTGACAGGAAGCAGACGACTGTCATTGACTGGGACAGGCCGACAAAGGCCGACCTGCATCCGACGATGAAGCCAGTCGGATTGTTCGACTATCAGATTCGCAATAGCAGCGCGAAGAACGATATTGTCTTAGACTTGTTCGGCGGCAGCGGCACGACTATTATCGCGTGCGAGCAGAATGGGCGCAGGGCGAGAGTTATGGAGTATGACCCGAAGTATGCCGACGTGATTGTCGACAGGTGGGAGAAGCTTACTGGCATGGAAGCTGTGAAGGTTGAGGATTGATAATATGACTACTAAGTTGAACTTGCAAGAGCAGGCTATTGAGATTCTGCGTATTGCTGAAGAAACTGGTGTGCAGACAAACTTCTTCTTCGTGACCACGTTCAAACGCTATCAGGTGCAGATTAAGATTCTCGCAGAGCTTGAGCAGAGTATGAATGAGAATGGCATGCTGGTGAAGAAGGAGTATGTCAAGGGGCGTAAGAATCTCTACAGTAATCCTGCTGTGACTGAATACAATAAGACCACGGATTCCGCCAATCGGACTGTAACGACGCTTATGCGTATTATCCAAGGTTTCGGCAAGTCTGACGCTGAGCGTGATGGCGGGGACGTTGACCCGTTGCTTGCGTTGATTAACGGCGAAACCGAGGATGATGACGATGAGGAATAAGGGGTACGAGTTCTGCATTAAGTGTATTGACGAACATACAACGCCGAAGTATGTGAAGAAGCAGATGCAAGCGTGGGTTGATATTTGCGACGGCAAGGACGAGACGTATTTCGTGAGCCATCGTAAATTGAAGCAATTGTACGCGATTCTTAAAGTGTTGCGTATGCCGAAGGGTTTGCGTGCCGGGCAATCATTGTACGATTGCACTACAGGTTATCAGTGGCTCTTTTACATTGCGACGCTTTGCACGGTTCGTAGGGATAATCCGGAGAAGCGGAAGTATGAGACGTGCGTGTTGGAGATTGCGCGTAAGAATTTCAAAACTTATACTATCGCCACGATTTTCATTCTGTTGTTCCTGACTGAGCCGCGGTTTAGTAAATTTTACTCGGTGGCACCTGATGGCACTTTGAGCCGTGAGGTACGTGAAGCAATCAGTGAGACGTTGAAGAGTTCGCCTGAAGTTTTCATGTTCAAGGATTCGGCGCGATGGAAGATTCTTCGTGATTCGATTACCTTCAAGCCATTCAACACGACTTATATCCCGCTGAGTTATTCGACTAGCCGCATGGACGGTAGGCTCCCTAATGCGTTTTGCGCTGACGAAGTGGGAGCATTGCCTACCAGCTACGCTATCGAAGCCATGCGTTCCGGGCAGTTGAATATCCTCAACAAACTCGGCTTTATCATCTCCACCAAATATCCGACGATTGACAATCCATTTGAAGATGAGGTCGGCTATTGCAAGAAGGTACTTGATGGCTTGATAGAGGACGAGACGCGATTCTCACTGCTTTATGAGCCTGATGATACAAAGGACTGGATGACAGATGACTTGGTGTTGCGCCAAGCTAATCCGGTATCTCTGGAAATCCCGGAAATCTGGGAAGACCTGAAGAAGAAGCGCGCATATGCTATCGCAGTCGAATCGGCGCGAGAGAATTTCCTGACGAAGCACTGCAACATCATCTACCAAGGGCAGGGCACGGAAACCTATGTGGACGTGTCTGATGTGCAGGCGTGCAAGGTATCGCATATCGACTGGGAAGGTCGCACGGTTTATCTTGGGCTTGACCTTTCATTGTCCAACGACAACACGTCTGTGAGTATGGTGTCGGTGGATGATGATGGTACAGTGCTTGCCGATTCCATCGCCTTTATCCCGGCTGACCGAATCGACGAGAAGAACGCCTATGAAAAAATCGATTACAGGCAGTACATTGCCGATGGCAAGTGTATTGCCTGCGGCGACAAAATCATTGATTATAAGGCGGTCGAGGACTTCATCCTGAGTGTCGAAGACAAGTATGGCGTGACGATTCAAGCCATCGGGTACGATAGGTGGAATGCCATGTCGACCGCGCAGAAGCTGGAGGAAGCGGGATATAACACGGTTGAGATTCGCCAACATTCGAGTGTCTTGCACCCGCCGACGAAGTGGCTGAAAGAAAAGATTCTCAAGAAAGAGTTTGCGTATGAACCTAATAAGCTCTTGGAGATTAACTTTCAGAATGCCCGGTGCTCATTCGATACGAACATGAATATGTATGTTCACAAGAAGAAGAGCAAGGGGAAAGTCGATATGGTCGTGTCAATGATAAACGCGATGTACCTTCTCCAGCAGGATTATGTGCTGGGTGATGGCGGCGTTGTTGTCCAAGTAATCTAAGGTAAAATCTAGAGTATAAGGCAGGTGTTATGATGGGCTTTTTTAATCGGAATAAGCGGGATACGGAACCGCAGACGGTGGAGCTGCAAGCAGTTGAGCCGCAGGTTAATGATGTGCTCTTGCGGGCGTTGCTGACTGGCGAACCGATTGACCGGCAGAAGGCGATGACACTCCCCGCAGTGAGCGGAGCCGTCGATTTTATTTCCGGCGCTATCGCGTCAATGCCGGTATACCTCTATCGGATTAAGAAGGGGAATGTTGAGCGTGTGGACGATGTGCGCTCCACCATGCTTAACGGTGACACTGGCGACACGTTGGACGGCTTCCAGTTGAAGAAAGCAATGGTCGAAGATTACCTGCTCGACAAGGGCGGGTACTGCTACATCGAGCGTAGCCGCAATGACGTGACAGGCTTGTACTATGTTGCGACTAACAACGTGTCAATCAATATCAACGCCGACCCTATCCACAAGGATTATGACATTCTTGTAGGCAGTGATATTTACAAGCCTTTTGAATTCATTAAATTGCTTAGGAATACGAAGGACGGCGCTAGTGGTGTAGGGCTTACCGCCGAAGTATCCAAGGCGCTCGAAACCGCTTATCAGACGTTGCTCTATCAGCTTTGCCTTGTCAAGAGCGGCGGGAACAAGAAAGGTTTTCTCAAGGCTACCCGCAAGCTGGGGCAGGAGGAAATCGACATTTTAAAGAACGCTTGGCGGAACCTCTATGCCAACAATTCCGAGAATGTCGTTGTCCTGAACAATGGGCTGGAATTCCAAGAAGCATCTAATTCTTCCGTTGAAATGCAGTTGAATGAGAGCAAGAAAACACTTGAAGATGAAATAAATAATATCTTCCACATCAAGGATAATTTCGAGGAAACGTTCAAGTTCGCGATTTATCCTATTATCCGCGCTTTCGAGACGGCATTGAACCGGGATTTACTCTTGGAATCTGAGAAGAAGAAATATTATTTTGCCTTTGATACGAAGGAGATTATCAAGGCGAATATCAAGGAACGTTACGAAGTGTATCAGTTGGCGAAACAGTGTGGAATCATGACGATTAACGAGATGCGTCAAGCCGAGAACATGAATGCTGTCGAAGGCATGGACTACATCAATCTTGGTCTTGATAGCGTGCTTTACAATACGCAGACAGGCGAGATTTACACGCCTAACACTGATTCGACTAAGCAGGGCAATAGCCTTGAATTCCCTGCTACTGATAGCGGTACTATTGATGCAGGAGGTGCAGAAAATGAAAATTAATATCCGCGAGAATAGCGTCGAAATCGACGGCTACGTGAACGCTGTCGAGCGTCTATCGAAGCCGCTTAATTCGCGTATCGGCCAATTCCGGGAGCGAATCAAGGCTGGAGCATTCAATCGTGCCATTGAACGCAATGATGATATTCACGTCTTGTTGAATCATGACGTGAATCGTGACCTTGGCTCCACCAAGCAAGGGAATCTGGAGCTTCACGAAGATAATATCGGGTTGCGTGCCAAGGCGACGATTACCGACGCTGACGTAATCGAGAAAGCCAAGCATGGCGACCTAGTGGGCTGGAGCTTCGGTTTTAGCGACCGCGACGTGGATACGCGCGACGTAGACGGCATGATGACCCGCGACGTTAAGGACTTGGACTTGTACGAAGTCTCTATCCTTGACCGTTCGAAAGTCCCCGCTTATGATGGCACGTTGATTCAGGCGCGGGACGCTCAAGGGGATACCGTGCATCTGAACACCGGTGAGGTGATGACCGACGATAAGCCGGAAGTCACCGAAGAAAAACCGGCTGAAAAGACTGAGGAAGAAGCGACTGAAAAGCGCGATATTCTGGAAGAAAAAGATAGTAAAATCGATTACAGCAAATGGGAGAATCTCATTGCTGAACTCAAGGAGGATTAATCATGCAACTCAAGAACATGATTGAACGTAAAAACGAGCGGATTACCCGCGCCGAGGAAATCCTCAAGGGCGCGGAAACCGAGAAGCGTGAGCTGACTGATGATGAGGCGGCTGAGCTGGCTGAAATCCGCGACGATGTGCAGAAGATTAAGTCTGCACTCAAGATTAACGATGAGCTGAGTGCTGATGACAAGCAGCCTAAGGAGGAAGCGAAGCCGATGGGTGATAATGCTGATAACAAGCCGCAGGATACTGAGGCGCGAGAACTGCGTGCTTTCGAGGCGTACTTGCGCGGCGATAAGGTGATGCAGGAGCGTGGTGGCGAGCTGACCCTCACCGATAATGGTGCGGTGATTCCTACATCTATTGCCAACCAGATTGTCAAGAAGGTGTACGATGTTGCGCCGGTGCTCCAGCGCTCGCAGAAGTACAACGTCAAGGGCAAGCTCCAGCTCCCCTACTATGATGCCACTAACGGTGGTATCAACGTCGCTTACGCTCAGGAGTTCACGCCACTGGCTTCCTCCAATGGCGCGTTTAAGAGCATCGAGCTGAGTGGCTATCTCGCTGGCGCATTGTCCAAGATTTCCAACAGCCTTATCAACAATTCCCAGTTTGATATCGTGTCCTTTGTCGTCAACCAGATGGGCGAGGATATTGCACGCTGGATTGAGCACGAGCTGCTTATCGGCACGTCCGAGAAGGTTGCCGGACTGTCCGGTATCACCAATACGACCACCGCTAAGGCGGCTAACGCCATCACTGCCGACGAAATCGTGACCTTGAAGGATAGCATCAAGGACGTGTATCAGGGTAACGCTGTCTGGATTATGTCCAACAAGACACGTACCGCTCTCCGCTTGCTGAGGGGTACCGATGGCCATTATCTGCTTCAGGACGATATCACTAGCCCGTTCGGCAGCACTCTGCTCGGCAAGCCGATTTACGTGTCCGACAACATGCCGGAAATCGGTGCAAGCACTGCGCCTATCTACTATGGCGATTTGACTGGCTTGGCGACCAAGTTCACGGAGAACATCTCCACTCAGATTCTGCGCGAGAAGTACGCCGACGAGCACGCCACGGGCGTGGTCGCGTGGTTTGAATTCGACGCGAAGGTGCAGGACGCTCAGAAGCTGGCTAAGCTGGTGATGGCAGGTGCATAAAGCTCTTAAGTCTTTCAGCGGCGCAATCTCCATGTGTGAGGGTGAGACGCGGGAGATTAAGGACGCTGACCTTGTAGCCGACCTGCTGCGTGCTGGCTACATTGAGGAAGTCAAGCCGAAAGGCAGGACTAGGAAGAACGCAACGACCGAAGAATAGTCTGAGTGGTGGTGGCAATGATGGAGATTAGCAAGGTATCGGAGATTACGGTTCAAGCGCTCGCGGATTATCTTCGTGTGTCTGACCCGTCCGACGCTGACAATACTCTGCTTGCCGCCATCATCAAGGCTGTCCCGGCTTACATGTGCAAGTACACTGGGCTTAGCGCGGCTGACTTGGACAAGTCTCCGGACTTTGTCATCGCCGCGCTAGCGCTCGCGCAGGATATGTACGACAACCGCACAATTTACGCGGATACGAATACGCCGAATCTTACCGTGCAGTCAATCCTTGACATGCACAGTGTTAATCTTTTGCCGTCTGGCGGTGAGCAATGATGACCAATGCCGGACGATATGACAAGCGTATCAGGATTGTCAAGGACGTGCAGACAACTGATAAAGACGGTTTCCCAACGTCTACACGCGAGACAATCTTAGAACCTTATGCGAGGGTGAAGACGACAAGCGGATATACGCTGATTCAGAATGATTCTGACTTTGAGAAAGCACTGACGAATTTCACGATTCGCTATCCCGGAACTGTGGCTATCGACCGGGATATGCTGATTGAATACAATGACAAGACTTACACAATCCAATATTTGAATAATGTGAATGAAGCGGGTATTGAATTGGAGATACAAGCAAAGGTGGTGATGCACTGATGGCTAAATTTGAGATGGAGCTGCCGAACGACTTGATAAAGACTTTTGACAGGCTCAACGAAGAAACGGAAAAGATGATTGGCGAGATGACCCAAGCTGGCGCGCAAGTCGTGCTTGAAGAAATCAAGGCTAACGTACCGGCATCATTCCGCGATTCGGACATTATGAAGTGCCTGCACATCACCAAAGTGTACAAGACACCGAGCGATGGCGGAATAAATACCAAGATTGCTTTTTACGGTTATTTCATCAACAAACGTGGCGTGAAAACACCTGCAGAATTGGTGTGTAATGTCATGGAATATGGTCGTAGTGATGGCAAGGTGAAAAAACACCCATTCGTCCGCAAGAGCTTCAATAAGAAGAAAATAAAGAGTGCGCTCGAAAAGACACAGGATAAGTATCTTGATATGCTTTATGGAGGTGATTAATCCAAGTGAATGAAGAGATTCTAAATCTATTCAAGGGCTTCAAGGTCGGCGGTAAGAGTATTCCTGTGGCTTTCCAGCATTATGATGGGCATGGTGAGCCTTACGTTGTTTTCAACCGTGAGAGCGATGATAATACGCTTGCCGCTGACGATAAGATTCAAGCGTGGATAACCTACTATGATTTTGACATTTATAGCAAGTCAAATTATCTCTCTATTGCTGGAGCTGTGAGGGATAGACTAGAAGAAGCGGGTTGGACTTGGCAGCCAACACGCTCACAATGGGACATGTACGAATCCGATACTGGGTACTATCATGTCACGCTTAATTTTGCTCGTGAAAGGAGCTGGTGAAAATGGCGCAAATCGGATTGACAAATCTGTGGTATGGAATCCTTACTGAGGGAGCTGACGGCACTCCGTCTTATGGTGGGGCAAAGTCCTTTGGTAAGGCGGTCTCGGCTAAGGTTGACGTGTCTACGAATGATGCGACGCTGTACGCTGACGATGCACTCGCTGAATCCGATAACAGCTTCCAAAGTGCCAAAGTGACGCTTGGTGTCGCTGATGATGACATGACTATTTTCGCGGAAATCCTCGGTCACAAGGTGGCTGATAGTGGCGGCGAGATGGTGCGTTCCGCTGAGGATGCTGCGCCTTGGATTGGTCTTGGGCGTGTCGTGACCAAGATGGTCAACGGCAAGTACGTGTACAAGGGCGAATTCCTCTACAAGGTCAAATTCTCAGAGCCGTCTCAAGAGGACAGCACTAAGGGAGAATCCGTGGATTTCGCCACGCCTGAAATCGAGGGCACTGCCGCGACGCTTGCCAATGGTGATTGGTCTGCCGCGCAGGTCTTTGACACGAAGGCGGCGGCTGTGACTTGGGTTAAGGGCAAGCTGACGGCGACTAAAGCGTCCAGCGCGTCCACCACCACGTCAGGCTCTCATAGCTGACCTATTTTGTGGGATAATTAGGGCATGGCATGTGAATGTCATGCCCTTACTTTTAGGAGGAAATTATGACAAAGAAAAACGATGCAATTACTTACAAAGGCGTTGAATATCATCTCGCATTTAACCTCAATGTGATGCAGACCATCCAAGAGGAGTATGGCTCTTTGGACGAGTGGGGCAAGCAGACGGAAGGTGAGAATGGTGAGCCGAACGCGAAGGCCGTCATCTTCGGCTTCGCTGCAATGCTCAACGAAGGCATCGACATCGACAACGAAGACAACGGCACCGACATTAAGCCGCTGACATTGAAGCAGGTCGGGCGACTGATTGGCACTGTCGGTATGGATGCTATCACTAAGCAGATGCAAAACATTGTCACTGCGTCCACTGAGGATGGCTCAAAAAACGAGTAATCCACGACGATGACGTGTACTTTGACCAAGACCCGGCCATTGATTTCGCGTGGATTCTTTTCATTGGCCGGGCAAGGCTTGGTCTATCGTCTGACCGTGAGGTGATGCGCATGACGCTCAAGGACTTCATGGGACGATACCACGCTTATCAGCAAGTCTTCGACACGGAGACCATGCTGAGAGCGAATAACACGACGTATGAAGCCGCGAAACGCAAGCAAGAGCAGGAAGAGGAATGGTTCTAGGAGGGTGATATAGATGGCTGGGTTCGGCGGTGCCGTGAAGCTCACAGGCGAGAGCGAATATAGAGCGGCGTTGAATCGTATCTCGCAGAATCTGCGAGAGGTCGGCTCTGAGATGAAGGTGGTCAGCTCTCAGTATGCGAAGAGTGACAATTCGCAAGCGGCGCTGACGGCACGGACGCAGGTGCTTAATTCCAAGATGGCTGCGCAGAAGGAAAAACTTAGCGTCCTTACCTCGCAGTATCGCGCTATGAGCGCGCAGTACACTGCTAACAACACCAAGCATAAGGAGCTTGTCGCGAGCTATGATGCTGAGAAGCAGAAGCTGGCGCAGATTGAAGCGACGCTAGGGAAAACGTCTCCGGAGTATCAGGCGCAGGCTAAGGTCGTTGCAAGTCTTGCGCATGACGTTGACAAGTCATCATCGGCTATCAATGCCAACGAAATCGCAATGTCCAAGCTCCGCACGCAGATGAATAACGCGCAAGCCGACATTAACAAGACTGACGCGGAGATTAAGAGCTTATCGCCTGACATGGACAAGGCTGGCAAATCCGCTGATGAGCTTGGGAATGAAGCGCAGGAGAGCGGAAAGAAAGCAGCAGAAGCTGGCGGCGGGTACACTGTTTTCAAAAACGTTTTGGCGAATCTTGCGACTTCTGCTGTCCAAGCGGCTGTCTCCGGCTTGCAGAGACTGGGCAGTGCTTTTGTTGATTTGACGAAGCAGTCTGTCGAAGCGTACTCGACCTACGAGCAGGCTGTCGGTGGTGTGCAGACACTCTTCGGCACTGGCGGAGACTCACTGGAGGAGTATGCTGCTCGTGTCGGCAAATCCGTAGATGCTGCTCGCGGCGAATTCGACAAGCTGACAGACACGCAGAATCAGGTCGTCGCATACGCGAATGAGGCTTGGAAGACTGCAGGAATGTCAGCCAACGACTACATGAATACCGTGACATCTTTCTCGGCTTCCCTTATCAGTTCGCTTGGCGGGGATACGGCTGAAGCTGCCAAAGTCGCGAATCGTGCGGTAATCGACATGTCGGACAACGCCAACAAGATGGGCACTGACATCAATTCGATTGTCCAGACCTACCAGTCATTGGCTCGCGGCAATTATGCGATGTTGGACAACTTGAAGCTCGGTTTCGGTGGCACGAAGGAGGAAGCCAAGCGTCTCGTAGCGGAATCCGCGAAGCTCACTGATGTGCAGAAGGAGCTTGGAGTCACGGTCAAAGACAATGACCTGAGCTTCGGCAATCTAGTCAACGCCATCAGCGTCATGCAAAAGAAAATGAACATTGCTGGCACGACGATAAAGGAAGGCGCGACGACCATTGAAGGCTCCATGAACATGGTCAAAGCGTCGTGGCAGAACGTACTGACTGCCATTGGCAGTGGTGACGGCATGGGGGATGCAATCAACAATCTCGTGGCTTCTGTGGGTTTCGCGGCGAAGAATCTGCTTCCTGTGGTCGGCAATTCGATTACCGGTATTGCGAATCTTGTGAGCAATCTCGTGCAGAATGTTTTGCCGGAGATTCTGGCTAAGCTGCCGGATAAGGTGAGTGAGCTGCTGCCGACGCTTTCCACAGCTATCACGAGTCTTGTCCAGTCTTTGGTCACAGCTATGCCGCAGCTGATGGATGCTTTCAATCAGATTTTGACGACTATCGGCAATCTGATTATCGCTAATCTGCCGCAGATTGTGCAGGCTGGCATGCAGATTCTCATCAGTCTTGTGCAGGGGATTACGGAGGCTTTGCCTCAGCTTATCGACATGCTGCCGACGATTATCCAACAGACTGTGCAGACTATCCTGACGAATCTTCCTGAGCTTATCCAAGCTGGCGTGCAGTTGCTGCTCGCCTTGACCAATGGGCTGATGGAGGCTTTGCCGCAGCTCATCCAGATGCTCCCCGGTATCGTCATGCAAATCACCAATGTGCTGCTTGACAACCTGCCGCTGATTATCGAAGCGGGTGTCCAGATTCTGATTGCTCTGATTGAGGGTTTGACACAGGCTATCCCTCAGCTTATTGCGATGCTCCCCGGCATCGTTATTAAGATTGCGGGTACTCTTTCGGCTCACTTGCCGGAGATTCTGAGCACTGGTCACAAGATGATGATTAAGCTCGCTGACGGTATTGTGCATGGTGTCGGCAATGTCGTTAAGGGTGCGAAAAAGATTGTGAGCGAGATTATCAAGGCTCTCAAGGAAGCTCCGGAAAGAGTGCTCGATATCGGCAAGCAGCTCGTTGAGGGCTTGTGGCAGGGTATCAAGAATTCCATTGGCTGGCTGCGTGATAAGCTCAGTGGCTGGGTGTCCGGCATTATGAAGGATATCAAGGGCTTCTTCGGGATTCATTCGCCCTCCCGCCTGATGCGCGATGAAGTCGGTAAGTATTTGGCTCAAGGTATCGGTGTCGGTTTTGAGGACGAGATGGGTGCGGTGTCGAAGCAGATGATTGATGCGATGCCTAGCGCTGATGCTTTCGCACAATCGTATGACCTTGGGACTGTCTCGGCGGCTCAATCGGCTTCAAATGGCTATGGGTATGGCTCGCAAGCTAATATCGTGGACGCTATCGTGGAAGCACTCAAGAATGTTCGCGTGGTACTTGACGATGAAGTAGCTGGACGTTTCGTGACCAAGACTGTGACTGCCGCGATTTACAGAGGATAGGAGGATTGAAGTATGAAAGGATTCGGGTATCAGCGTCCTTGGGTGCTGATTAACGACATGCCCAGCTATGGCGTTGACGGCTTGATTATCACGTCACTGCCGCCGATTACGAAGCCGAAGATGCGTTTTAGCTCGGAGGAAATCGACGGGCGCGACGGGGATATTATCACCACGCTCGGTTATCAGGCTTACGATAAGACTGTAAGTATCGGCTTGCACGGGAATTTTGATATCGATAAAGTCATCGAATTTTTTGCAGATGAAGGCTATATTACGTTCTCGAATGAACCTGATAAAGAATATGATTTTATCCAGCTTGAAAGTATCGATTTTGAGCGGCTTGTACGGTACAGGACGGCAGACGTGAAACTGCATGTGCAACCGTATAAGCGCTCGCGAGTGCATCTGCCTAAGACTTTCGACGGTAGCGCGAAACAGGCTGTAGTGACAAACGAGGGCAACGTGATGTCGGCTCCGATGTACCTTATCAAAGCGTCTGGCAATGTGAGCTTGTCTCTTGACGGCTCGCAGGTGGTGCAGATTAACAATGCCGGTGATTGGGAGATGGCTATCAGCGTCGAGAAGCTGGAAGCCTACACGCCGGAAGGCGCGTTGATGAACAGGTATGTCACTGGTGATTATGCGCGGCTCGTATTAACGCCCGGCAGACACACGATAGAATGGAGTGGGAACGTGGAATCCCTCACCATTGAATACTATTCACGGTGGATTTAGGAGGAATACAATGGCGGTAATTGAACAAGATTATGATATTGATTTGAAATCCACTGGGGCTTTCCCGGTGGTCAAATGCTCTCAATTCGACACTGGCTCGCGCAAGATTGTCTTCACGGTTTTCGACGGCTGGGATTTAGCGGATATTAGCGGCTGTCTGGCTCGCGTGGACGGTACTCGCAGTGATGGCGTGGAGTTTTCGCAGTCTTGCACTGTGACCGATGATAGCAAGGTCAGCTTCACGGTTACTCAGGAGATGACCAAGAGCGCCGGGAAACACGCGGCTGAGCTTGTGCTTTTCGACGCGGCAGGCAATCCGATTGGGACGCAGAATTTCCTTATTGAGGTCGAAGCGGCTACCATGCGTAGGGATTCAGCCGTATCAGCTGATGACAGGACGCTGTACGACCAATACACGCAGTCAATCGAGAAGAAATTCGATGATTTTTCCGCGTCTCTGACCGATATTAATGCTCTTATCGGTGCGAGCAGTAAGCCAATCACGATTTTCGACGGGTACGGTAGGATTGATGATGTCACACCGCTTCGGGTGAAAATCACATATGACCCGGTCACAGCGATGGTACATGCCAAGGTCGGTGGCTCGCAGGTGCAAATAAACAATGCCGCAGAGTACTGGCGGCTGTGCGAAATCCCGGTAGAGTATTGCCCGGATAAGTCAGATTTCAATTTCACTTTCGGCGGCATATCGAATTCCGCCTACCTGATTGGTTGTGACAGCCAAAAAGAGGTGACTACAGGGGACACAGTTGACTATTTTGAGTGGCTTTTGCAGGAAAAAGACGATGGTGAGGAGTCTTGCTATCTTGAGCTTGCTATCGGGTCGAAAATCGCTACCGGTAAGTATTATAATTTTGCTCTTGACGCTTACTGGTATGCTCGCGGCGGCAAGTATATCGGTGTGAACAAAATCGGTACTGGCGGCTGTACCGTGTCCGTCGGCAAGACGATTCTCACGGACAGTGTGTCTAAAGCGCAAATCATCAATTCTGGGACTAGCAAGGACGTGGTATTGGATTTTGTGCTCCCTTTCGCTAATAGTGGGTACATTACCGCTGGTGCCCCGAAAGCCAACGGGACGACGGTAGAATATTACACGGCGCATAAAGCATAAGGAGGAATTTTATTATGGGTATTGAAATCTTCGAGAAGACCTATACAGGTTCTATTGCTGATACTGTACGAGATTTGTTGCATGATGCTGGGTTTAGTGATGTGACTAATACCGTTTCTGGTACTAATGTTGACTTTTCTTCAGCTTCAGGCGTGTACGGCTGTAAATCTTTCTCAATTTACAACTATAGTAGCGCCGTCGCAAGTAAATTCGTCGCTATAAAAGACGATTCACGTAAAGCGCTTATCGTCCTACCGGAATTCACTGGCAATACTATTACTGCCGTTCCTGCGTATTATATTGTCGCTCTTGTAATAGTCGATGGTGTCACGACTTACTTTGATGCCAGCGATTTGTCTAAGTGGACGAACGTCATCGGCGGTAATATCAAGAGCAGTACAGACAGTAGTGATGTTCTTCTTGCACCTCTTATTGATACTTTCACTCATGTTTTCTCACCGTTTTATGTTTCACTGAATCGTGTAATCCACCCCATTAATACGGTGGTCACTGACGGCAGTAATTCGTTCACTTCTCTCGGTAATTTGTTCTACATCAAGAACGCTTAATAGGAGGTAATTATTATGGTAATGCAGGGAATTGATATCGCGTCATACCAAGCAGGTATTGACCTTGGCAAGGTACCTTGCGATTTCGTCATCGCGAAGGCAACGCAAGGCGTGAATTATGTCAATCCAGATTGTGACCGGGCTGTGCAGCAGGCTATCAGGCTGGGCAAGTGTTGGGGCACGTATCATTATGTGGACGGCTCCGGTGCCCAAGCTGAAGCCGACTACTACGTGAACAACGTCAAGAATTATGTCGGCAAGGGTATCCTGTGCATCGACTGGGAGAGCGGCTCTAATAAGGCGTGGGGCAACTATGGGTATCTTGACGCGCTGGTGGCTCGCGTTATCGAGCGGACTGGTGTTCGCCCGATGATTTATGCTCAGGCGAGTGTGTATGCTCAGGTGGCTCCAATTGCTCAAAAGTACAATTGCGCTATCTGGTGTGCCCAGTACGCTAATATGAGCGCGACCGGCTATCAGGATAAGCCGTGGAATGAGGGAGCCTACACTTGCGCTATCCGGCAATATTCCAGCGTTGGACGGCTCAACGGCTGGGGCGGTAATCTTGACCTTGACAAGTTCTATGGCGATGCGGCGGCATGGCAGAAGTACGCTGGCGCTTCAGGCACTCCGGTACCCGCTCCGGCTCCGGTTGACCCGCTTGCTGGCAAGAGTGATAATCAGCTTGCCGACGAAGTGATTGCCGGTAGATTCGGTGATGGTGACGCTCGGCGCAAGGCGCTTGGCAATCGCTATGACGCTGTGCAAGCTATCGTGAACCAGAAGCTGACGCATAAGAGCGCTGGGCGTACTTACACTGTACGCGCCGGGGATACACTCTCAGGCATTGCCGCTCGATACGGCACGACTTGGCAGAAGCTCCAGCGGATTAACGGTATCAGGAATCCTAATCTGATTCGTGTGGGACAAGTGCTGAGAATCGACTGATTAAGAGTAATGGTGGCGCGGGTGATTGACTTAGGTTTCCCGCGCCACTTGCGCAATGAGAACACCGGGACTTTCCCGGCTTTCTTATTGTACCTCATGCGTCCCTGCCGGTGGCGTGCATGATGACCATTCCGATGACAGTGATTCCAGCGCCGATGATATTCCGGTATATGCGTGTCAAGTCGATATTCATTGCCATAAGCATCCCGATTAGTATGAGTATGATGCTGAGGGTTTCGAGCTTGTCTTTCATGGCGTGTCCTTCCGTGTGGTGGGCGGGAGTTATTGGCTCCCGCCCGGAGCGTGTGATGTTCAGTAGATTCGAGCGCCAACCTCACTGAACACGTCCACCTTGCCAACCGTGCCGTCAACGAATGTGGCGGGTTCTTGAGCACCTGACCTTAGCTCCAAGATGGTGAGCGTGTCGCCTTCCTTGAGGATTGGAGCCTTGCGGAATTCGATGCGTTCCTTGACGGCTTCCTCGCTGTATTCCCGGCATACCATTGTGTCGCGGGTGTCGATTTCGTAGCCTTTGCCCGGAATGTAGGTGAGGTCGGCGTTGACTGTTGTTTTGCCGTCTGTGAGGCGGATTTTGCTTCCTTGGTAGTATCCGTAGTCGAAGCCGTCTTCGGAGTGGACTGTGTTGTCGAGGATGATGTAGGCGGTTGCTGCGCGGTTTTCTTGCTGGAGCTGCTGGAGTGTGATGGTGTTCATTGTGGGCTTCCTTTCCGTGGTTTCCGGTTGATGTCTTTAACTATACACCTATCCTTACGGTACGCAACTTCGGCGTGTCGTTTTTCACACATATCATTGATGCAAGGAGGTACATATGCTCAGAATCTTTAGCCCTACAGACAAGACTTATACAAGCAATGGCGACAAGGTAATCCAGCCGCTAAAAGCAACAGTACATAAGGAGGACAACGACGCTTATTATCTGGATTTAACGTGCGGCACGGAGTATCTGCCGTGGATTAAATCCGGTAATATCATCGTCGCGGACACTCCACAAGGTGCGCAACCTTTCCGCATTCTTAATCCGGAGATTACGCACACTAAAATCACGTGCAAGTGCAATCACGTCTTCTATGATTCGGCTAATTATCTTATTGCCGATTCATACGTGGTTGACAGCACCTGCAATCAGGCGCTCGACCATCTCAATACCGCCACAGAGCCAAAATCACCATTCCGGACGGTTTCGGACATTAACACCATTAACTCGTTTCGGTGTGTACGAAAGTCACTTTATGAGGCGATTACAACGGTTCTGGAACGCTGGGGCGGTCACTTGGTGCGGGACGGCTGGGCTATCGGTATCCGGCAGTCTATCGGCGCTGATAATGGCGTTGTGGTAAGGTACGGCAAGAATCTCAAGAGCATCACAGCGTCATACGACTGGAGTGACGTGTGTACTCGCCTATTGCCGGAAGGTGACAATGGGTTGTTGCTCAATGCGCTGGACAGCAAGCAAACACTGTACATGGACGCTCCAAAACAATACGACGTGCCATTTACAAAAACGGTTCAATTTTCGCAGTCTGATATCAAGCAGGAGAACTATAAGACACCTGACGGAAAGGACGATGAGACGGCGTACAAGCGTGCTTGCCTTGCCGATTTAAGACAGCAGGCGCAGAAATATCTCGAAGAGAATTGCGTGCCTAAAGTCAATTATAAGATGTCGGCTAATTTGGAGAAAATCACCGATATCGGTGACACTATCGAAGTGATTGACGAGCGTATGGGCTTGGATATGCTCACGCATGTCATCAGCTTCGAGTATGACTGCATCCAGCAGCGCTACACGTCTATCGAGTTCGGCAATTTCAAGCAGACACTTTCCGGGCTTATGGGTACGGTACAGCAGACGGCGACAGACGCGGCGCAAGCTGTTAATTCATCGATAGTCACCACGGTAAATGACCGGCTAAACGAGAGCGAATCGAAGATTAACAATTTCTATGGCGGGAGCTATGTTATTTACGATGGCGAGCAGATTCTGGTCGTGGATTCCCTACCGAAGGAATCGGCGCATAATGTCCTGCGGATTAATAGCGCTGGAATCGGCTTCAGCAGTTCAGGCATCAACGGTAGCTTTACCTCGGCTTGGACTATCGACGGTACACTCAACATGCAGAATATCAACGTAATCAACCTTGTTGCGGATTTAATCAAGGGAGGCACGCTTACTCTCGGCGGACAGGATAACGGTAATGGTGTGATGCTTGTCAAGTCGGCGGCTGGAGCCACGTTGGGACGGCTGGATAATGGCGGTTTAACCATGTGGGCGCAGGACGGCTCACATATCGTCGTGAGCGCGGCTAATGGTCTTACCGGCTACGATTCAGCGAATAAAGTGACTTACACGGTTACTAATGGCGTGTTCTACATGCGGAATGGTTACGTTGAGGAGGGATTGGCTGTTGGTGGCAAGTTGAAAATCGTGCCAGTGACTTCGGGAGATAATACTGGCGTGGCATTCGTTGCGCTGAGCTAAGGAGGTAACATCATGGCTTTATCAGGCAGTATTACAGGCGTGTATCGAGGCTATACACTTCAGGCTAATTGGAGTGCATCACAGAACGTTTCCGGGAATTACTCGGATATCACTATCAAGCACGTTTTGCTAATCGGCTCCGCATATTCCTTGAATATCGGTAGCCGTTCAAATACTTGCACGGTTGACGGTGCAGCGCAATCGTATTCGTCACCGGCTATCAACCAGAAAGGTGGCTCGGTCACTCTCGGCACGACCACCCATCGCGTCAATCACAATGCAGACGGCAGCAAGACATGCACCATCAATGACGTGTTCAACATCAATGCGACGATTGACGGTAGCAAGGTGGCTAGCATCACTGCTAGCGGGAATATCACACTTGACGCTATCCCACGGCAGGCGACAATCACCAGCGCCGCCGATTTCACGGATAGCGGTACGCCATCACTGACATTCAGCAATGCCGGTGGATTCACGGCTGATGCTTATTTGGAGTTTGCCCCGGTCGGTTCGGGTACTCAAATAATGCGACGAAACGCCATCACGGGCAAGAGCGGGACGTACACTTTTGTCCTTACTGATGCGGAGCGTGAGACGCTGAGAGCGGCGTGTACAGGGATATCAATGCCGGTGCGCTACGTGTTGCGCACAATCATCTGCGGGCGGGAATATTATTCGTCGCTCGACCGCACCATGAGTATGAGTGATGCTGCACCTATCCTCGGCACAGTCACCTACAAGGACGCTAACGCTACCACGGTTGCCATGACCGAGGACAATCAGGTGATTGTACAGCGGCAATCGGACTTGCAAGTGAGCTTCGGCGCGGCGACAGCTCAGAAGGGCGCGACGATTACGAGCTATGAAGCGACTTTCGCAGGCGTGACCAAGACGGCATCTAGCGTCGGAACATTTGACTTCGGCAAGGTCGATGTTTCTTCGGATATGCCGCTTGTCTTCAGCGTGACCGATTCGCGCGGGCTTAAAACGTCCACCATCATCAATGTCAAGGTGGAATCGTGGTGGGAACCAACAGCAACCGTCAATCTACAGCGTAAGAATAATTTCGAGCCTGAAACACACGTGACTGCCAATGCTTGGTATGCGTCGCTCGGCGGCAAGAATGATGTGACTATCACGGCGAAATATCGCAAGGCGGGAAGCTCGGGCGCATGGTCTACCGTTGCGCTTGCTAATGGTGTTGAATCCACCGTGACGTGCGAGAGGGATTCAGCGTATGATTGGCAGATAACTACGGCTGATAAGCTCGGAAGCACTACACAGAATCTGACGCTTGGACGTGGTATCCCTACCTTCTTCATTGACACGAAAAAATCAAGCGTCGGTGTGAATTGCTTCCCCGCTGCTAATGGCGTTTTCCAGCTTGGCGAGAATGCGTTTCTCACTGCTCAGGGCGCATACCCTGTGGGAGCCATCTATCTATCGGTCAATGGAACCGACCCAGCCACTCTATTCGGTGGCACTTGGGAGCGAATCGGCGGCAGATTCCTGCTCGGCGCTGACGACACTTATATGGCTGGCTCGACTGGCGGCGAAGCGGAGCACACGCTGACCATCGACGAAATGCCGAAGCATAACCATGAGATTGATAATCTCAATTCTGCCGGTAATGCCACGCCATTTATGACTGTGCAAGCGCAGAATAAAGTCGGTTATGGCGGCAACGTGCAGACGATGTATGCAGGTGGCGGCAAGGCTCACAATAATATGCCGCCATATTTGGCTGTTTTCATGTGGAAGCGGGTAAGCTGACCACAATAAAAGGCGGGTAGCCATTCGACTATCCGCCATATTATTTCGTCTGTAAGCATTGAGTTTCCGATAAATCGAATACACGATGCTTGCAGACGGATTAAATTAAGAGTTTAAAGTTTAATTCAGGTTCTATATCACTACCCGATTCATGCTTACGGTAAGTTATCGTTTCGATAATCATCTTCAATAAATCATTTTTCCCCTTCACGTCAAGCGTATGGTATTCGTCCAATACTTTCGTAAGTATTGGTACTGCGTTCTTGCGGTTGTTATCGCGCTCGCTGATACGCTTTTCCACTTCCTCTAATTGCTTCATCAATTCGGCTTTTTGCGCTTGTAGTTTCTGCGAGCGCTCAAGATATTTCGTGCGAGTATAATCGCCTAATTCATAGAGTTCGTCTACACGTTCCATCATCTTGTCTTTCTTCGCTATTTCAGCTTGTAGGAATTCGAGTGTTTTATCGTCGCTATTATCTTGCTTTTCATTACCGTAGCTTGCAAGGATTGTCTGTTGCCTTTCAAGCTCTTTTTTTAATGTTTCTATGACCATATTTTCAACCATTTCAAGATTGCTCTGTCTTGTGATGCAGCGGTTGGATTGGCATACGATGATGGGGATTGACACGCCTTTGTGAGTGTATGTTCGGCGCGCCATCATTTTCCCGCATTCGGCGCAGCGCATGATGGATGCGAGAGGATTTTTCAGCGAGCGGTCGATGTTGGTTCTCGGTTCGAAGCGTGCGAATCTCGCCTGCACTTTATTCCACGTTTCCATGTCGATTATCGGCTCGTGTTTCCCCGGCACTGTCTGCATGTCTGGGTTGCGTCTCTTGGTTTCGATGATTCGACCATCTTCCATTCGCCTATTCTTGGCGTATTTATTGATGTTGATTTCACCGATATAAACGCGATTCCTTAGTATGTCTCTAACGCGGTTGGTTGACCATCTGGCGTTGACTGAGCTTGCAGTCTTGACACCTGTAGCGTTCAGGTCATGCACGATTTCCGCCAGCAGTTCGCCTTCGGCGTAGCGGCGGAAAATCATCTGCAAGATTGGCGTTTGTTCATTCGGCACTAGGATATATCCCTTTCCTTCGGGATTCTTCATTTTGCCGTAGCCGAATGGTAGCGTGGAACCGGTAAAATATCCTTCTTGTTGTGACTGTAATCTTCCGCGCAATAATCGGCGTTTAATCATCTTGTATTCCCTGCGGCTCATGAATAAGCCGAACTCGAAGAATTCCTCATCGAACTCATCATCTGAAGCTAAATCATACGTTTTATTCAAAGTAATTATTTTTGTATTTGAGAATTGAAATGCTTTTAATATTCGCGCTTGGTCTTCTCCATTCCCGCGACTCAATCGCTCCAATTCCACGCACAACACAGCCGTGTACATGCGCATCTCCACTGCTTTCAGCAGGCGTTGCATCTGTGGTCGCGCTTCAATGCTTTCACCTGATACAATCTCGCGATATATGTCTTGCTCATGGATTTCGATACCTATTCGGTTGGCTAAATCCATGAGCATTTTTTCGTGCCTTGATAGCGTATCCGCATATCCTGTCTCATCGTCTTTTCTTGATTTTCGTAAGTAAATCGCGTATGTCATTCATATCATGTCCTTTCTCGTTGTCCTATCAGGAATCGTGCAAATTGTTCTATCTGTGCCAATTCCTCGCTGGTATATGTGTCGCTTGTAAATACAATCTCATGCCGTGGCTTCGCACCGTAGACAAGCTCTTCGATGCTGATTCCGAAATATTCGGACAGTTTCTTCAGCGTCTGCAAGCTGATGTTTTCGGCGCTGCGGTTGAACCACGAATTCACTGCGCTTGGGCTTATACCGCAGTCTTGCGCCAATTTTCGACGGGATATCCCTTTTGCTTGCATAAGTGCCTGTAAATTGTCAAG